GCTACAATATCAAAATTTACGATATCTGTTATTGGAGCATTGATAGGCAAATTTCCCGTTACTCTTAGTGGTGCAGGGTTTTTGCTATCAATCTTTTCGTTAACGTTTTTAATCGCTAGGGGAGTTGCTGCTATTCCTCCACTTACTCCGCTTGCGTTGTTAGTGGCATCACTTAGTTTTACGTGCCCATAGTTCGCTGCTGTTCCCACACCGTACGATGTGCCTGTCGATGCATGGTTCGTAGGCGCTTTGCTGTTAAGCTGTGTCTGTATTGCAGATGTAACTCCCTTTACAAAATTAAGCTCTGCTATAGTAGCTGTTAAACCGTTTAAGGTAATTGCCTTTCCTACTGCTGTTGTCCCGTTTATTATATTCTTAAACTTCTTAAGTATCTTTCCGAACATTATGCTTAACTTTTCACCCGAAGCAATATCTGCTTCGGTGGATGCTTCGGTAAAGGTTACTATTACATCTTTTCCGTTGCCTGTTGGAGTCAAATAATTCATTTCAGGAAGCTGTTCTTCCGGGACT